AAGCAAGGCGTAAAGTGGAAGCAAGGCGACCTTGTACCTGACTTTTAAGATCCTCAATAGTACCTTCATTATAAATGTTAAAATCAAAATGTGCTTTTGCCCAACGCCATTCACTTGGATGTACATCTGTAGGTTCTAAACCTATATCTTGATACTGTCTAAACCATAAAGGATCGGGACCACGCTTTACACACCATACTTTGCCGCCCATACCTTTAATAACTTCTACTTCGTTTTCAAAACGTACATCTGGAATAACAAAATTTGTATCTGGATTATCTATAATTTTCTTTTTTACAAAACTTACCCATACACCATCATAGAATCCATTACGCATACAATCTGTACCAAACTCTTGTAATACTAGTCTTGGCGTAATTTTACGCCCTGTTTCTTCAGTCCAAAACTTATCTTCTTGTTCACGCCAATAACGGCTATCGGGTGTTTCACCTTCAAGCATATCGCGTGGCCAATCAAACAACACGCTTACTGCGTCTTTAAGTTTATCTGCGAATGAAATTTTTTCGAATTTATGTTCTTCCACAAGAACATCTGCCACTGTACCTTTACCGCTACCGATTAAGCCACAAATTCCAATTATCAAGTTGATCTCCTAAGTTATAACGTATAGTATACTTTATAATTTAGCAGTTGTCAAGTGTTTTTTAGCCAATTGTGAAGCCATAGCCTACTCCGCCAGCTACAGCAAGTGATACATCAGCTTCAAGTTTTTCCATTTCTGCTTGTGCTTCAGCTTTTAGTGCATCACCATTTAAGGAAGTTCCGCCCTGTGGACCAGCTACAGTAGCAAATTTACTACGTGCTTCTCCTAGCATATACTTACACTTTGCAAGTGTATAATCTTTAAGCCACTGAATTGCCATATAGTCGTCTAACAACTGAAAGTCTGGTCTATGGTTATAACATTGTAGTAAGATTTCTTCTTCTGCTCTAGGACGTTGTAGAAGTGTAAGTTGTTTTGTTGCTCTATTCCATTTGAATTCAATAAAAGAGCCAAACATACGTCCAACTAATTCTTGATATCCAGCAAAGGCATTGTATGTTGCAAGACCTCCCATATTAGAACTTGCTAATAAGTAGGTATTTGTATATGCAAGGTTAAATGGTTCAAATAATGTCCCACCATCGCCACCGCCTGTGCGTGATCCAATTGATCTACGAAATATTTTACGTACTTCCATTACTTCGTTTGGTAATACATAATCGTTTTGATCAATTACTGTTGGTAAAAATACGTATGACTCTTCAACACTATTTTCGCTACGCTGTCTAAATTTAGTAAATGCTGTATTCAAAGCACTTTCATAGTGATCTGGGTCGAGTTCAACGTCAACCATGCCGCCACCGAGACTAAGTTCTACGTATTTGTAAATTTCTTGCTTTTTAGTGTTAATGTTTGTAGCCATATATATTCTCCGTACAATGTATTTATGCGAACGATAAATACTATTGTTATGCCGAGACTCAGTTTATACAAACCCGAAAAGGGCAAAGATTACGCATTTTTAGATAAAACTATAACAGAGATGTTTACCGTTGGCGGTACCGACATCTTTGTACACAAGTATCTAGGCCCAAAAAATCCTGATGAAGCAAGTGCTACTGCTGATCAGCCTGCATATGATGCTGTAAAAGAAACTAATATTCAAGACATGCTGTTTATGGAGAATAGAGATCGTAAGTACGATCCAGACATATACACAATGCGTGGCATTTACAGTGTTTCTGATGTAGATTTTGACATGAGTCAATTCGGTTTATTTCTACAAAATGATATTATTTTTATGACTATACCTATCAACTATAGTGTAAAAACCTTAGGGCGTAAAATTATGTCAGGTGATGTAATTGAATTACCACATCTAAAGGACGAAAATGCTCTTAATGATTTTAGTGTAGCATTGAAGCGTTTTTATGTTGTTGAAGATGTAAACCGTGCTAGTGAAGGATTTTCTCCTACATGGTATCCGCATTTATATAGAATTAAAATGAAGCAGATTGTAGACAGTCAAGAATTTAAAGAAATACTTGACCTACCTGCACAAGAAGGAACTACACAAACGCTACGTGATGTGCTTTCTACATACGAAAAAGAAATGCAAGTAAATGATGCAATCATTCAACAAGCTGAAGCTGATGCACCTAAATCAGGTTATGACACTAGTCATTTATACACACTACAAGTTGATGATAGAGGAGTGCCTGAGCTTGTAACAACAGATGCAACAGATCTTGATGCTAGTACACAAGGAGAACTAGCTGATAGAGTAAATCAAACTCCAGAGCGTGAAGGATATACAGGATATATTATTGGAGATGGATTAGCACCAAACGGAGAAGTATTTGGTAGCGGTATAAGTTTTCCAACAAGCTCTGTGGAGGGAGATTATTTTTTAAGGATAGATATGCTACCAAATAGATTGTTTAGATATGATGGTAAAAGATGGGTCAAAATGGAAGATAATGTACGTATGACAATGACAGGTACAGATAGTAAACAAACACAAAAAGGTACATTTATAAACAATACAAATGAAGCAACAATTGGTGGTGAAACTGTAAAAGAAAGACAAGGACTTAGTCAAGCACTTAAAGCAAAGGCAGATAATTAATGCAACATTTTTATGACGGACAGATTAGACGATATATTACACAACTAGTTAGACTGTTTAGTAACTTTTCCTACCAAGACGGTGATGGAAAAATTATACGTGTGCCAGTTATGTATGGAGATATTACTCGTCAAGTTGGTCATATTTTGCGTGACAATTCAGAAAACAAAATACCAAGTGCTCCTCGTATGGCAGTTTATATTACAGGATTAGAACAAGATAGATCACGTACATCAGACAGTTCTTTTACAAGTAAAGTACATATTAGAGAACGTGCCTATGACAGCGAAAATAATGAATATTTGAATACGCAAGGTAAGAATTATACAGTAGAGCGTATTATGCCTAGTCCTTACACACTGCAAATTAATTTAGATATTTGGTCAACTAATACTGATCAAAAATTACAAATATTAGAGCAACTATTAATGTTGTTCAATCCAAGTATGGAAATACAAACTACTGATAACTATGTTGATTGGAGTAGTTTAACAAGTGTAGAACTTACTTCAACTAATTTTAGTAGCAGGTCAATACCAATTGGTACAGAATCAGATATTGATGTAGCAACTTTAGGATTTTCAACACCTATCTATATTAATTTACCAGCTAAAGTTAAAAAACTAGGTATTATTACAAATGTTATAATGAGTATTTTTGATGAATCAAATGGCACTATCAATTTAGGAAATAGTCAACCTGAATTAAGAGCATTTAGTGATAGTCCAGCAGAACGTCCTGCAATGGATAAACAAAAAGATAGAGTAGTTAGGACAGGTATTGATATAAGTGCAACAACTTACAAAGATTATGACTTGGTTGTTATGAATAATATAGCACAAATAATTGATAGAGGTATTGCAGGATCAGTAACTTGGACAAAATTAATTGAAGCACTACCTGGAGAATATAGAGCAGGATTATCACAATTACAATTACAACGTAAATTATTACCAGGAGAAGAATCAAGTATAAGTGTAAATGGTACAGTTACTATTAACACATTAGACGAAAGTCAATTACTAGTAGATTGGGACGTAGATACTATTCCAACTAACACAACATTAAACAGTCCGGCTGGTAGAAACAATACAGGTTCAATTGACTTTATTATAGATCCTCAAAAATATAATCCAACTACAGCAAAAACAGCTGGCTTGAGACTTTTACTATTAGGTGCAATTAACACAAGTTCTAATGTAGGCGAAGCAGGTTATGATGGTCCTGATGCTTGGAAAAATGCAGACAATACTGATTTTGTTGCAGGAGAAAATGATATTGTAGAATGGGACGGAAGTGCTTGGCATGTAGTATTTGATGCTAGTACAGATCCTGGTACATCTACAAAATATGTTACCAACCTAAATACCGGTGTGCAATATAGGTGGACTGGATCAGAATGGATACTTTCATTCGAAGGCGAATACCGAAAAGGAACCTGGCGCCTATCACTTTAAAATAAGTACTTGCATGAGTCAAGAAATTATTTGTAGTGGTGCATTATTCTATTCAATTAAAACCAAACGTTTTTTGTTATTACATCGTGCCCAAAGCAAACAAAAAAATGTATGGGGATTAGTAGGTGGTACTAATGGTAAAAACGAATCACCTTGGCCTGCATTACAAAGAGAAATACACGAAGAAATAGGTGAAGTTCCTAATATTGTAAAAACTATTCCGTTAGAATCTTTTATTAGTACTGACGATAAGTTTAGTTTTCATACATATCTTGTTATTGTAAAAGAAGAATTTTTACCTAGGTTAAATAATGAGCATGACGGTTACGCTTGGGTAAGTTATGGTAAATGGCCAAAACCTTTACACATGGGATTACGTAATACATTACAAAGTAAAACAAATCAAACTAAATTTGAGACAGTTTTTAGTCTTATAGGATACTTGGAAAATGAAACAACTTAGAAATATTACAATAGTAGGGGGAGGATCTGCGGCATGGTTAGCGGCCGCATACATTCAAAATAACTTTTGGGATTTACCATTAACAGTTATTGATAAAGAGGTAGGTAATCCTATTGGTGTAGGCGAAGCTACTGTACTAACATTCCCACAATTTCTAAGACAGTGTGGATTACATTTACCAGAATGGTTTAAGGGTGTTGACGGAACGTACAAAGCAGGTATTGATTTTCCTGGTTGGAGAAATCCTGAAGGTAGTGTTTGGCATCCGTTTTATTTGAATAGAAGTTATTTTGATAAAGCATGTACACAGTATGATTTATGGTCTACAAAACAACATTTAGATTTCAAACAAGCCGCGTTGCCTACTTATAATACAACAATGAATAACAAATTAGATATGTGGGGAGCATTTGAAACTCTTGCATATCATATTGATGCTGGTAAGTTAGTGCAAGAATTACAAAAACATTGCCAGGGAAAAGTAAATGTAATTAAAAGTGATGTAGTAGGTGTTAACAAAGATGATAACGGAGATATTATAAGTTTAGATCTTAAAAATGGCACTACACATGAATCAGATTTTTATATTGACTGCACAGGTTTTGCTTCTATTTTGAAAAAAGCAAAGCGTGTAGAACTTTTAGGCGAAGGCAGATTGTTTACAAATACTGCTGTTGCAGGTCATGTAGAATATAAAGATAAAGAAAAAGAATGTGTGCCATATGTAAGTTGTCCTGCTGTTGATCACGGTTGGATTTGGAAGATTCCAACACAATCACGTTTTGGTAGTGGTATGGTATTCAATAAAGATATTACAGACGTTGATACAGCAAAGCAATACTTTTGTGATCATTGGGAAGGAAGAATCAAGCCAGAAGATCTAAAAGTTATTGACTGGGTGCCTTATTATAGTGAAAACTTTTGGGAAAATAATGTTGTGTCATTAGGACTTAGTGGTGGATTTATTGAGCCTTTAGAGTCTACAGGATTAGCAAGTATGACTATTGGTGTGCAAAAACTTGCGGCACGTATCCCACAATATGCATATAGTGAAAGAGATATTAAAGGTTATAATGAAGAAATGGGCTATTGGTATGAAGATGCTGTTGACTTTATTAACAGTCATTATGCTGACAGCAAATGGGACACACCGTTTTGGAATTTTGTTAAAGAAACACATGTAAAATCAGACAAACACCTTTGGTATGAAGCATGGTTAAAAGATCCTACTAAAAAGTTTTATTCAAGTGTTGACTCAATGACACTATTCCATTCTCCTAATTGGCAGTTATGGTTAATTCAAATGGGCTATCCTGTAAAGAAAGATCTAAGTTATTTGAATCCTATGGAAATTGACTTTATGATGACACAATTTTTAGCCGCAGAAGATATTAGAATGTGTTCTAGTATAAGCCATCAAGATGCTATTAAAAGCACTAACATGGGTACCGACTGGTGGCAACGTTATGCGGCACGTGGTGACGGAGGGGCGTTGGTATGAAAATAGTAATTGTTGGTGGTGGTACAGCCGGTTGGCTTGCCGCATTAATGATAAGCAAAATCAGGCCAGAACATACAGTAACTTGCATTGAAAGTAGCAAGATTGGTATTATTGGTGCAGGTGAAGGATCAACAGGATCACTTACAAATATTGTACAAAATGAAATGTTCGACTTTGGTTGTAATGAACAAGACTTTATTAAAGAATGTGATGCAACAATCAAGTTAGGTATCAAGCATATAGGATGGAATGAGGACCCTAGCAAGTTTTATATAGGTCCTATTGACGGTACACCTACTAGTAACGACCGTTGTGATATTGTTTTTCAACATGCATTAGGATACAGAGAACAAGATTATTTGCATCTTGCAACAGAATTAGGTTACAAAATACATCATAATAAAAATAGTTTTGTACAAGTAAATGGTAATCATGCATATCATTTTGATGCACACAAAGTTGGCCAATATTTTAAGAAAATTAGTGATACAGTAACACATATTGATAGTGAAGTTGAGCATGTAAAATTAAATTCTGAATCAGGATATGTAGATAGTGTCAAACTTAGTAACGGTGATACAGTAGAAGGCGATATGTTTATTGATGCTAGTGGGTTCAATCAAGTGCTAATGAAAGCAGTAGGCGGCAAATGGAAAAGTTATAGGGATAACTTACCTGTAAACGGAGCATTACCATTTTTATTACCATATGAAGATGACGAAGTCATTCAACCTGTTACAAATGCATGGGCACAAAACAATGGCTGGTGTTGGCAAATACCTACAAAAAATAGAAGAGGTTGTGGATATGTTTTCTGTGACTCTTTTGTTACACCTGATCAAGCACATGCAGAATTAGAACAAACACTAGGACGTAAAGTAGAACCAATTAGACATATTAAGTTTGATAGTGGACGCCAAGAAACCCTATGGATTAAAAATGTTTTATCAATTGGACTATGTGCGGCTTTTGCTGAACCATTGGAAGCAACAAGTATTCATACAACAATTATGCAATTAAAACATTTCATATATGGCTCTTTAGGAGCGACAAGAGATCAAACTTGCAATGAAGGAACAGTGGAAGAATATAATAAAACTAACGGACATTTATATGATACTATGAAAGATTTTTTAGTAGCTCATTATACTTGTGGTCGTAGAGATACAGAATTTTGGAAATATATTGA